GCATTACCCGATGGCACGAAAGCTGGCGTTGTAGCAAGCAACAGGCGACTAATAACTAAACAAGTAGAACTATTAGATCTAATATGGGAGCAGACAGGTATCTATCATGAACCACTTAAACCAAAAGATTTTAGAGCAAAGCTTACAGAGTTTAGAAAAAATTCTGTAAAAATTACACCGCCTGCAGGCACACAAATAGAAGACAGATTAAAAGAAGAGTTATATCAATACTGTGTTAATGGTCCACGTGCAAAAGAAAGAATACATATTAATAGTGGATCTTGTTTAACAGAAGAAGGACACCATTTCTTTAGATTTAATTCTTTTATAGATCATCTTGGATCTAGTTGGAAAATACCAGAAGAAAGAATAGCACAAAAACTAAAAGATAAATGTGATGTGGAGTTTAATCACTCTCTTAATGTAGAGGGTAAAACTTTAAAAGTTTGTAGAGTTAAACAATTACATATTGATAAGATAGAATACAAACCAGTAGAGAGAAAGAAGAGTAACTACTAATGAGATATAAAGTAGTAGGACCACCGGGTACAGGTAAGACAAGACGTTTACTAAACGAGGTGCAGAAATACGTAAAGAAAGGCATTAAATTAAATAGAATAGGTTACTTTGCTTTTACTCGTAAAGCTGCAAATGAAGCAAGAGATAGATTTCTTAAAGTAAAAACAGAGCTTACTAAAAAAGATATTAAATATTTTCAAACACTGCACTCTCTTGCATTTAATCAACTAGGTCTAAGAGAAGAGAACGTCATGCAAGACTTAAATTACAAAGCTATTGGTGAGTCGTGTGGTATACAGATTAAATATGCATCTTATGAGACAAATCATTGGAACGGTATATTTTCTTCTGACAGTGAGTATTTGAGTTTAATTAATTTAGCTAGAGTAAAACAGATATCTCCAATAGAGCAATTTGATCTAAACGAACATTTGTCTAAGATAGAAAGAGATAAGCTAGAAGCTATAGAGGCAGAGATAAAAAATTATAAGAAAGTTTATGGCCTTATAGATTTCACAGACATGATACAGAAATTTTTAGACAAAGAGGTTACACCAAACTTTGATGTAATATTTGTAGATGAAGCACAAGATCTTTCTTTAATACAATGGTCTATGATAAATAAAATAGAGAAAGACACAGGTTGTGATGTGTGGGTTGCAGGTGATGATGACCAAGCAATATTTGGTTGGGCTGGTGCTGATGTAGATTCTTTTATAAATTATGATGCAAAAGAAATACCTTTAACTAAGTCAGAAAGAGTGCCAAGTAGTATACAAGAAATTGCATTAAATGTCATCAACAGAATAGAAGAAAATAGGATTGACAAAGAGTATTTTCCAAAGTCTGAATCTGGACAAATTTACGAAAGATATAAATTATCTGACATAGATATGTCACAAGGTGATTGGTTAATTTTAGGTAGAACTAAATCTATTTTAAAATCTGTGCCAACATATTTAAAAAAGAAAGGTTATTTTTTTAATACAGCACAAGGTAATAGTATTGGTAAAAGTTTATACGAGGATATACAGAATTGGAAAAAATTACAAAAGAAAGAAACTATACCTGACATACACGTGCAGAGAATAAAAGAAAGAATGAAAGGTGACATGAACTTATCACTATACTGGTACGATGCATTTAATTTACTAACAGATAGTCAAATTATGTATATGAAATTGTTGTTGTTAAATAATGAAGATCCTACAGAGGATGCAAGAATAAAGGTATCAACAATACATGGGGCCAAAGGTGGTGAAGCAACAAACGTTGTTTTGTTTTTAAATCACACAGCAAACACAATCAAGGGAGCAAAAAAATCTAAAGCTAAACAAGATGAAGAATATCGAGTTTGGTATGTAGGTATAACTAGATCAATGAAAAATCTATATTTAATTAAGTCTCAAAAAAAATCTAAGGAGTTTAAAATATGACAAGCAAAGATATATTTGATGATGCTTTTCCTCAAGACAAACAAATTGGAGGATCGCATTACAAAAAATTTAAAATACAACCCTACGAATTTATTTCAAAAAATGATTTATCGTTTTTTCAAGGCAACGTTATAAAATATGTCTGTAGATATTTGTATAAAAATAAGATAGAAGATCTACAGAAGATTAAACACTATTGTGATTTAGAAATCAAAAAATTGAAAGATGAGAAATAAACCAATAAGAAAAAAAATTAAAGTAAATAAACACAAATTTACAATAGAAATTTATCCTGCTTTACTTACTTGGGAAATATTTCCACACGATTACAATGCAGCTTTGTATGCGTTTAGCAACAAAGATAAATTAAATAAAATAATAAAAGAAAAACATGTCTATGAGCCTAAAAAATAAAATGGTGTTTAAAGCACAAACAGAGTGGGTAAAACCAACTGAGTTTCCAGATTTAAGATTTTGTGATGAGATTGCAATTGACTTAGAAACACATGATCCAGATTTAAAAACGATGGGTACGGGATCTGTAATAGGAAAAGGTAAAGTCGTAGGTATCGCTGTTGCAACGGATGGCTATGCAGGATACTTTCCGTTTGATCATGAGGGTGGTGGCAATCTTGAAAAAAGTAAAGTAATTCAATGGTTTACAGACATTTGTAAATCCGAGTCTACAAAAATTTTTCATAACGCCATGTATGATGTGTGTTGGATTAGATCTATGGGTATACAAATTAACGGACAGATTGTTGACACCATGATTGCGGCATCACTCGTAAATGAAAACAGATTTAGATATGATCTTGGATCATTAGGTTGGGATTACTGTGGTCAAGGTAAGAATGAAACAGAACTAAACAACGCTGCAAAAGAATGGGGTGTTGATCCTAAAGCTGACATGTGGAAGTTACCTGCAATGTATGTTGGTAACTACGCTGAACGTGATGCAGAATTAACTTTTGCACTTTGGAAAGTTATGCAAAAAGAAATGGTGGACCAAGATTTAGAGTCTATTTTTAATTTAGAGACTGATCTGTTTCCTTGTCTGGTAGATATGCGATTTCTTGGCGTGAGAGTGGACGTTCAAAAAGCTCATAGATTGAAGCAGCAGTTAGCATCAGAAGAAGACAAACTCCTCCAAAAAGTAAAAACAGAAACAGGAATAGATACTCAAATATGGGCAGCGCGGTCGATAGCCAAAGTCTTTGATAAATTAAACCTGGAATACGAACGGACAGCAAAAACACAAGCGCCTTCATTTACTAAAAACTTTCTTTCGACTCATAGACATCCTCTGGTGCAGTGTATATCAAAAGCTAGAGAAATAAACAAGGCACATACAACTTTTATAGATACAATAATTAAACATGAACATAATGGTAGGATACATGCTGATATAAATCAAATTAGATCTGACACTGGTGGCACAGTGACCGGTAGATTTTCATACAGTAATCCAAACCTACAACAAATTCCTGCTCGTAACAAAGACTTGGGTCCATTGATCCGATCCCTCTTCGTTCCCGAATCTGGTTGCGAGTGGGGATGCTTTGACTACAGTCAACAAGAACCAAGGCTCGTAGTGCACTATGCATCCCTTGATCAAGATACAAGCGTCTTTAGTGTTAAAGATTCTTATCTACAAGATGACGCTGACTTTCATACTATTGTTGCAAAGATGGCTGACATACCAAGGTCACAAGCTAAAGTTATTAATCTTGGATTGTTTTATGGTATGGGTAAAGCTAAACTGCAAGCAGAATTAGGTGTATCAAAAGATAAAGCAGAAGAACTATTTACAATTTATCATGAGAGAGTTCCGTTTGTAAAAAGCTTAATGAATTCTGTATCAAACAGAGCACAGCAACGTGGACAGATAAGAACTTTACTTGGTAGATTATGCAGGTTTCATTTGTGGGAGCCAAATCAATTTGGTGTACATAAAGCATTACCATTTGAACAAGCACGCCAGGAATATGGATCAGGCATCAAGCGGGCTTACACGTACAAAGCTTTGAATAAACTAATTCAAGGATCCGCCGCGGATATGACTAAAAAAGCTATGTTAGAATTACACAAAGAAGGTATTACACCACATATACAAGTGCATGATGAACTTGATATATCAGTTATAAATCCCTTGGAAGCT